CCCTGAGCGGTGCCGTTGAATCGACGACGATGATGAGCGTTTCGGAAACGCCTGCGGAATGGATCGTTGGAGCCTGCTCCTGCGGCTTAAGCGACAGCGACGCCCATGAAAGAAATGCCGCCATTGAAGCGCCTAGAGCGAGAGGTTCCAGGATACGTTGAGCGTATCTCCTATCGAGACCACTTTGTCGCCGCCTGTAAACGTGCCCGCCGAGAATAGCGTACCAGCCGTCGAATTGTTGGTAGCCACTGCGGATGCGCCGAGTACGATGAACGCGCCTTTGACGGTGCCGCCGGTGGTCGCAATGATGAACGCGAGCGCCGCCGAGAGTGCTTTGGCACCGGCGGAAGCGGCCGACCATGCGCATGCGCCGCGCGCGTTCGATGCAGGCGTCGACCATAGCGGGTAGTTGGTGCCGTTGCCGGCTTCTGCCCATCCGGCGTGGCTTGCCATCGTATCGGCAGCGACCGGACCGGCTCCGTAACCGACCGAGGAAATGAGGCCGAGGAATGGTCCGACCTGCGTGAACGCGCTGCCGGCCAGATAATTGTCGAGCATGTGATTTTTGCCGATGGTAGTGACCACGTTGTCGAACGCCTCGCGCCAGAGCTCGACGCCATCGCGCACGCACCACGCTTCATAGCGGCCGCAGGTCAATATTTGCTCGACGATTCCGCCGGGACGGATGACCGTCGCATCTGCGACTGCAACTGAATTCAGACTTTCGCCTTCACCGTTCCGGTTCATTTCGCGCCCTTTCCGTTGTTGGATTCAAACCGCCGAAAATATACGGTCGGAACAAACGGTAAGGCGAAACAACGGGGCGAATAAGGCAAAAACGGTACTAGTCACCAATCCGTCAGCTTCCAAGGTCGCGCGCCGAGGCGGCAACCCCATTGCGGGGATATTCCGGCGTTCCTACTTGCTTCGGCGACGCTCGCCCCGCTCGCCAGTGCCGTTGCGAAGCGCGTCGCTTTTCCCAGGCTTTCGGATCGGCGGATGTACACCCGCCCGCCGCCGTAATATTCGCGGATCGACAACTCCGCTTTGCGTACCGTGGCGACATCGGCATCGACGCCTGCCGCCGCGAGCGCCAGGCGCACCAGACGTTCGGCAGAATCCTCGGACATTTTCATTGCTCCAGGTTTACCATCTCGTCGCGAACCCTTTTCCCCTTGAAAAGTTCGCAGACCGGACGGCGGGACGAATCGCGACCGGCGGATCAGCCTTCGCCGTCGTCGTCGCCTCCTTGTCGCCCGATCGGGGAATGAGCCGCCGCTTTGCGGCGTCCCAGTTCATGCGTTTCAAACCTGCGTAGACCGCAGCGGCGTAGGCATACACGCTGCAATCGAGTGCTTCGTTGCGCGCGCTCGGTGCTTTCACCCATTCTCGGTAAGGCATGCCCTTGCTGTATTTTGTGACCAGGCGCTCGGCGGTCAGTTGCGTGTAGAACTCCGCTGGCAGGTCGGATGGGAAGTGCACCATGCCTTCGGCGCGTATGCGGCCCATGAACCAGCCCTTGATCGTATCGCTGCCGACCGGCCAGAGCGTGGCTGAGGGCGCAGTGGTCGCACCTGCCAGGTTGAGATCGACCTTCGACGGTCGGCCGATGGCGGGCTTGCCGGGTGTCGATTGTCCCTTGATGGCGAGCGTGTGCATGGTGCGAAAGCGGGCGCGGCAATAGTCGAGCACGTAGTTCGTCGTCACGCCGTCGCCGGCATCTACGCAGGTGGCCGAGATCTTGATGTCCCGCGGAGTTTCGTCGATGCTCAATGCGTGCGGGAACTTGCGCTCGAGCACTTCGTCGAGTTTCGACCATACCAAAGCTTCGGCTGGCGATCCCATGATTTCATCCCATGCAATCGTCCATGCCTCCTCGCCGGGACCGTAGGCCCAGAGCGAGAGCGCGAGGCGGTCATGCTGGACGTCGACGCCTGCGGTCAGCAGCAGCGCGCGTTCAGGTACGGTCCAGGAAAGATAATCCTCGGCGCGGCTTGCAAGCGATTCGCCGGCGATCTTTTCGCCGAGGCGGTCTTCCCACGATTCACCGAGGCTTGTATTGATCCATGTCTTCAGCGTTTCCGGATACGGTTTCGCGCGCAGGAAATCCTCGACGATCTCCGGCATCGAGCGCCATGGCGAATACATTTCCCAGATGTGGAAGCCGGCCACGCCATGATACGGAGCGCTCGCGCGCCATTCGCCGTCGCCGCTGATCATCGTGATCCGCTCGGCGTCATCGATTAACGCGCCGCAGGATTCGCAGGCGATGCGCGCCGATTCCGGATCGCTTTCCGACCAGGTGATCGCCGACCAGCGCAAGACCTGCATCGCCTCGCAATGCGGACAGGGCACGAAGTATTGCCGCTTGTCCGACTTGTCGAACGCCTGCTCGATCCTCGACGCACCTTTCACCGTCGGCGTCGACGTCAAGACAATCCGCCGGTTCCAGAACGTCGCCGAGCGCTTGATGGCGAGCGACACCGGGTCGCCTTCCGTTCCCGCGCTTGCCGGATAACGGTCGACCTCATCCATCAAGACGAGGCGCACCGGCCGCGAGGCGAGCGACGCCGCCGAGTTCGCACCGGCGAGCGTCAGATGCCCGCCCGGAAATCGCTTGTGCAGGATCGTGTTGCCGGAATCCTTCGACCGCGGGTCGGGCATGATCGCAGAAAGGCAGCCGGTATCGCGCAACATAGGCGCAACGCGGTCTTTTGCAAAGGTTTCCGCCATCTCGATGGTCGGCTGGATGAACAGAATCGGCGCAGGGTCTTGCGCAATGTGATAGCCGATCGCGTTCAGCAGCATTTCCGATTTCCCGATCTGCGCCGAACTCATCACGACCACCTGCGCAATCGTCGGATCGCAGATCGCATCCATGATGCCGCGCTGATACGGCGCGCGATCGGTATGCCATTGCCCCGCATCGGCGCTCGACTCCCGCGACAACTGCCGGAAACCGTCCGCCCACTGCGAAATAGTGAGTTCCGGCGGCGGTGCCATGACGGCAAGCGCCGATTTGCGTAACGCCTTGATATCAAGCATCGTTGGCCAGTTCGGAGAGCGCTTCGTTTACTAATTTCCTGATAATCGACTCAACCTTCGCAATCGAGGTATTTCCTACAACAAGCGGGGCCGCCCGAGTCGGCACGGCAAGGAACTTGTTGCGAACTGTCGACAGGATCGACTGAATCTCGGCCAACGTCTTCGCCGCATCAAGGAGCTCCCCCGCCGCCTTGCGCTGCTCGTATTCGGCCAACTTGGCGTTATGTCCCTCCTTTTTCGCCCGCGCCTTGTTGAACTCGGTGTAGGCGTCGGACAGGGTGACGTTCGGCTTGCGGCCGCGCTTGGATTTCGCGCCTGCTACCGTCTCGAGTCCAGCCGATTGCATTCTAAGTCCTTGATTTTTAATTAGGCTTAACGTCAAAATCTAGCCCTATTTCGGCGTCGTTCCGTACCCGCGAGGAGCGACGACCGGAAGGACCCGCGAAAAATCCTTCGAGATGCCCGGCGATGGCCTTAATCGTACGTGTGGTCGACGATAGTTTCATCAGGCTATGGGGGTAGCTTGGCACCTACGATCCCACGCCAGGGTCGCTGGGAGCAGCGTCTACGGACCGTTTCCGGGCCTGATACGGGCGGTACGGGTGGAGCGGGCAGAGGATGACGAGGCAATTGGCGATCTCCTCCCTGTCGAAGTGGCAGCAGTCGAGGCACTTGGCCTTGACGGCACCGGCACGGGACTTGCCGACGAAGGCGCGTCGCAGGATGCCGCGCGAACTGACGGGAACGGTCGCTAAGTACTGGGCGCGGTCGGCTTCGATGGTGCCTCGCTTCACGGTTAGTCCTTTCACTTGATTGTGCTCAGGTAATAGCGTGCTTGCTCGTCGTAGATGCGCGGGAAGTTGTCGGTGACCCATTGCTGGACGGGTAGGTTGACGCGCTTGGTGTTGAACATCTGCGGGACGCCGATGGTTTGCACGGGCTTGATGTCGCCGTGAGCGGGGCCGACGCGTTGGAACACGGGCGAGCCAGGCACTGGGAGGATGAACGCGCCCTTGATGGTGGCCTTGCCTCCGGTGCGTCTGATCTTGAAGCGCAGTTGATTGAGGGTGTCGGACTTCTTGCGGCGTCGAGCTTCGGCGAGGGTGACCTTGCGCTCGAGGAAGTTGATGACGTTCATGCTGCGCTTGGCGCGGTTGTAGGGATTGCCGAGGAGGGTGGCGCTATAGCGTTGGCCGGAACGTGATGCGCGGGTGACGGAGAGACGTTCGCGGACGAGTGCTGCGCTGATGTTGAACTCCTCGCGGATGTGGGTGGACATTTGCGTCTTGGCTTGGGCGACTGTTTTGTTGAGGGCAGAGACGAGGGCGCGGTCGCCGAGTGCGGTCGAAAGCGAATTGAGCTTATCGCGAGCGGGTCGGACGTCGGAGGCGATGCGCAGGGTAAACATTACGGCCCGCGGTAGAAGTGCGTCGGGTAGGGCATGGCACCGAACAGCAGGCCGAGCAGGTAGATCAAGCAAACGATGCCGATAACGGCTTTGATGACGACGCCGAAGGGTGCGGGAAGCGGCACCATGTCGATGACCCAGAAGATCAGCCAGACGATCAGGCCGAGGATCAGCAGGGTGATGACCAGCGAGAACAGACCGGGCATTGGTTGCTCATTCGTGTCGGGACGAAAAAAAACCTCACGAGCCGTGACAGGCGGAATCGCGAGGTTCCATGTGGAACAGTGCCGGCGCGTTACGGGCCGATTGTAGGACTGCGGAAGGCGGGAGTAAAGCGGATCAGTCTTTGCGCTCGAGCCAGGCGATGATTGCCAGCAATATCCCGGAGACGATGAACGGGATCAGGAACACGGCCACGGCGATTTCCAGCGCGGTTATCACGGTGCGCGGTTCGAGATCGTGATGTAGCTGAGCAGGAGGACGAGCGCGAGGACGGCGAGGGCGAAGATGGCTTCGCCGAGCTTGCGGCCGTTGGTCATCCATCCTCTCCGGGTTGGCGGTCGATGCTAAGGCCGAGGGCTTCGCGGGCGAAGGCGACGGAGAGTTGCGGGACGCGCTCGCCGGCCTCCTTGCGATGGAGGATGCGGCGTGCCCAGTCCTTGTTGTCGGGTTTTTTCTGTTCGGCCGGCAGGGCTGCGATCCCGTCATAGCGCAAGTTGGGCGTATCGCTCGAAGCGACAATGGCGCGATTGCGTTCGATGAAAATTGGGAAGTG